TAATACTTGTTAGAGCTCCTATAGGGTCTGCTAAAAATGCCTCTGTTTGAACTTCTGTTGTGGCGTCTGCTAACGTGTAAGGCATTGCTGCATCCCCTGCTTCCGCCGCTCTATCTTTAAATTCTACAAATGCTGTTGCTAGTTCTGGATTGTTTTTCATTGCTTCAGCAATTACTGCAACTTCTGCTGTTTTAATTCCTAAATCTTCTGCAACTTCCGACTTTGCCTCAGTTGTCAATGCTGTTAGAGTTTGACTTACCGCAGCAATTTGCTCAGCACTTAGTGTAACAAGCTTGTTATCTTTGCTTGTTAAATTAGCTATAACTCCAGAAAGATCTTCTGCTGTTCCCGTTCCAGCTTCTGGAATTAGTTCTTTTAATTCTTCATTAATTATGATATTATCTTCTGGTGATTCTTCAACAGGTGCGTCAGGAGTTGGCTCTGGTTCAGGGCTTGGCTCTGGATCTATATCCGATGGCTGAGGTGAAGGCTCTGGTGAAGGCTCTGGAGTTTGCTCAGGCTCAGGACTTGGTTCTGGTGTCGCCTCATCTGTGGTTTCAGGCTCTGGAGTTTGAGTGGGATCGTCTGGTTGAGTTTGCTCAGGCGATGGCTCAGGAGAAGGCTCTGGTTCAGTAGAAGGTTCTACACTAGGTTCTGGATCTGGACTTGCTACAGGTGTTGGCTGATTTGCTGCAGCAGCGGCAGCAGCTTGAGCCAAAGCACTAGCAATTTCTCTAGCTTTTTGCTCTTCATAATATTTCCATGCATTATCTATTGCGTCATTTAAATCAATAATAGATTGATCATAAGTGGCAATTGCATTTGTTTTTGCAGCCAAAGCGTTTGTTAGGTTTTCCTGTGCCGTTGTTAGGTTTTGTGTAGCAGTTGTTAGGTTTGAATTATATGTTGTTAGGTTTTGATTTTCAGTATTATATGTAGCAAGCTTATTATTATAATTAGCTTGTGCTATTTGCTGTGCTGCCACCGCTTCATTGTATGCATCTATTTGTGCTTGTGTCGCACCAGATCCATATGAGAATGTACCAAGATTACAGCTAAATCCTTGCCCCCAGCCATTTGTATAATCACATCCTGCTCCTGTCCAACCTCCAGGAATAGCCCAACCAAGATGATAATATCCTGGGCCTCCGCCGTTATACCACCAAATTTCTACGTTTAAAGTTTTATCTTCGCTAACATCATAAACTGGAGAATACGGACTCCATGTTGTTCCTTGTTCTTGCCAATTACTAATTGCAAGTTCTCCGTCTACATACATCTTAAATCCATCATCAGTATAACCTGCAAAATACGTTGAGGTCCAATGAGATGGAACAGTAATTGTTCCAGTAAGTTTAACTATAAAATTTTCATATCTTCCACATACTGGTGGCTGCATAACATTTGAATTTAAAATGCCTGTGCATATTACTGAGTCTGGCACAGCAATGTTTGGCCAAACTCTGGCTAGGTTATAGACCGTGTATTGTAGCCCTGAGCTGCCAGCATTTGAAACTGCTGATTGTGTTGTTTGAACATTTAAATTGGCTATATCTAAAGCATCTTGAGCATCGTTTTTATCTTGCAGTGCTGTGGCTACTATAGGAGTTTGATTGTCTACTGCTAATTGAGCTGCATTCTTTTCTGATAATGCCGTTGCTTCTGCTGCCACTGCCGCATCATATGCATCATATGCATCATCTCTAGCCTGTTTTGCAGCTACCGCATCATCATATTTTTCTTCTGCTATATCTATTAATGAAACAAACTCATCTTTATAGCCTAGACTTGAGACGCTTTGATTTAATTCTTGTATTTCTTGGGCGGCTAAACTTAATGGATCATCACTATAAGCAGGTGTAAGGAATAGCCAACCAAACCCTAAAATGGCTGTTAATGATAATCTCCATAGCTTAGTCCTAGTCAACTAATAACTCCTTGTTATAACTTTTATAACAAGTTAATTATAACATTGAACTATTTAGCGTTATCTGTTTTGTAAAAGCCAGTGCCTTTAAACTGAATACCAAATGTGCCGAACTGCTTAACCATTGCAGCACCACACTTGTCACAAAGTTCTACTATGGAAGCTTCGCTGATGGGCTTATTAACTTCTTTAGCGTGTTCACATATTACACACTTATAATCGTAACTTGGCACATTATCTCCTTAAAATATAATGAGCAGTTTAAACACATGCTCAGGTGTATCCCAAGGCGTAACTATTAGCCCGTGTCCCATCCGAATGGGACAGAACTATTATACCTTATTTGATTTTGATTGTCTTAGGCTTTTTCTCTTCTGGAACAATACGTTCAACTGTTACAGCCAACATACCATTTTTAAACTCTGCACCAGTTACTTCCATAAATTCACCAAGCGCAAATGAGCGTGTAAATTTACGAGTAGCAATACCTTTATGCAAAGCCTCGCCAGATTCTTCTGCAGAAACTTCACCCTTAACAATAAGAGTTCCATTATCTACTGTAACATTAACATCCTTCTTGTCGAATCCAGCCAATGCTAGATCAACACGATAAACATCTTCCTCAACCTTAATTACATTATAAGGTGGATATGTTTCCTGTTTTGCTACGTGAGTCCATGTTTGTACGTTAGGCTGAAAGCCAATAAAAAAAGGATCATTGAAAATATTCCAAAGTGATCCTGTTGTTGTTAAATGATTTACCATTTTTATTCCTCCTTTAAGCGAATAAATTAATATGCGGGCCCCTATTGGCGACCCGCATATATTATACCAAATTGCGAAAGTAGATTCAACTAATTCCGCCTGCGCCTTCGGCAGGAGTCGAACCTGCGACCAAGACCTTAGAAGAGTCCTGCTCTGTCCTCTGAGCTACGAAGGCCTAGAGAATTCTTTTCTTTTTTTGATCAGCCATTTTTTCTTCATTAGCTGTTGCTGCATAAAGGGCTTTCTGATGTGCCAAGGCTCTTGTTCTGCTTGGATGGCATCCTTTAAGTTCACCTTTTTCATTTACTACAGCATAACCTTTGCATCCTGCAGCATTTTGTTTAATATTGTATGGCATACTATCTCCTAATCATTTGGAACTTCTGGAAAATCTATTTCAATAAGTCCCATCTCTTTTGCTAATTTTTGTCCTTCTGGACTTAAATGAAAGCTGGCTTCTAAATTTTCATCGTATTCCACTTCCATTAAGCCTTCTTCATATAGCTTTAGCAGTGATTCATCTATATGTCTAAGATGCGCCTCCCATAAATCTGGTGCTACATCTTTTGCAATTTCATGAATTGCAAATATCATTTCTCCGTTTTCGTCTACGCCTTCAAGGGTGACTGCTCCTATATCCATATAATGTTGAAGATCCACTTCCCAATCCTTTTCTTCGTCCATATTATTATTATACTCCTAGCCGTGCAACAGGTAGGACTTGAACCTACGATAGCCGAATTATGAGTTCGGGGCCTTAACCAACTTGGCTACTGTTGCCTAGTTAGTATATTGTAAGCTGCCATCCTCGTTTTTGTCAATAGTCTCTTCAACTAATTGCTGGACATAATCAGAAAAATGTTTTCTAATATTACCAGTAGGCCTATTGCCTGCAGTTTTCCATATTCTTTTATATTCAATTACATTAGCAAATGTGGTTGGGCACAAAACTACTCCGTTGTATTCTTTTAATACAGTAGGAAGTGGAACATGCTTACCGCAACACTTACACTCTTTAGCTTTATCTTGATATATACTCATACTATTTCCATTCCACTCAAAGCATCCTTAAGATAATCAGGCATTCTAGGTGCACGAATCAAATTATCTCTAACGACATCTGTATCTTCTCTATCCCATTTCATTGGGTCATAGGTATGTATTTCTATTTCAGAGCTATTCTCTGGCTTAGTTCTACTAATAGCATTATATATAGATCCACACACAGCATCCGCCAAGTCTTTAGACCCTTTTCGTGGATGGTCTACTTTATCACGCATAATCTTTAACTGAAGTAATTCATCTATAAGCAATGGGATATGTGGTCCAGACAATCTTTCTTCTAGAACAATCATTGCCATATCATCATAATGCTTTTTAGCAACGGATAAAGTTTCTGTATTTATTCCATATGCTTTTAATTGTTGCATCATATCGTGAGAGTTCCATCTATCGAATGTGCACACTCTAATCTTAAATCCAGCAGTTCTTAAAGAAAGTATGTAATCTTTAACTTCTGTAAAATCTACAGATTTATCTGCAGTAGGTGTCCAATATCTAACTGCATCTACCTCTACAATTGGAGCTGGTTGAGAATAATTATCAGTTACCTTTATATTAACCCACTTTTGAACATGTGCCATAGCAACAGCACAATGGTCATGCTTTTGGGCAAGGTCCACGTGTAAGAAGTATTCTTTGTCTGGATCTGGTGCAAACCATGGCTCTAGTCTTCCAAATGTATCAACTGCTAATGCCATATTGCTAAATGACTTCTCAATCTTTTCTCTAGACTTAAAGAATGCATCAATTGCTTCTGGCGGCATACAAGCAAAACGACTGAGGGCGTCTGGCATATTCTTATAAAATTCAATTTTAAAATCTTCAATTTTTTTAGTGGGATTTACTTCCCATGTTGGGCGCTTAAGAGCATATACTTTAGGGATCTTATATGAAACTATATGGTCTTCTTCCCACTCAATTGTAATTTCATTTCCTTCTGTTCCATCTGGAAGATCCTCATCCATCTTAAGAGTTTTGTTTCTTACAATAATTTCTTTTTCTGCAATAACTGAATCATAAAACTTCTGAATTGGATCATTCTTAAAACGAGGGAATGATAATAGAATAATCTTTCCATAGTCTGGGAAACGAGATACAACAGATCCACGATACATATCATATATAGCATCAGCTGTTTTAGCTTGATCATGACCAGTTGTATTTTCAGTTGCAAAGCCTGAAATTTCGTCAAGGATTACTGCGATAACGTTATATCCTTCGAATGCCTCTCGTTCTGAGTGTCCAGAATATACGTTTACATTTTTATCAAATCTAATTTCAGAAGCTTTTGGATCATACTTTCCTATAAACCATGGACTTCTTTCTATGCGTGTTTTAAATCCTTTAAAGAATACATTGTTAGCCTGCTGTGCGTTAACAGCAATGTTAATAATATCAATTGTATCTCCAGGTGGCTTTCCATAATATGTGGCTGGATCTTTTAAACATAACAATAGATATACCATATACGATACTGAAATTGTAGATGTATAGTCTTTACCAGAACCCTTGCCAAGCTGTGCGATAATTTCCATACATGTTTGCTTAAACCTACGAGTTCCCTCATCTTCTCCAAATAGCTTAATTAGAGTTGACTCTTTATAAATCTGAGAACCTTTTTCAATCAAGGTGTATTGGTATTCTGAAAGTGGTGGTAGCCCAAGATAATCTGGACTAGTTACAAATGTTCTTAAATCGACTGGTCTTTCATCAAATTCTTCACCATCGAGTATATCAATAAGATCATTGAAATTAAGATCCACTAACTTCCTCGACAATTTCGACTGGCTCAACTATCCCAGTAATTTGAGATAATCGTTTTGCTACTTCTAATTTACACTTAGGGCAGGTTGCTGTAACTTCTTTTAGAATCTTTACGAGGATATCCTGCTTCCGCTCAGTTTCTGCCAACTGTGTTGCAAGCTCTGCGTTGTCTAGTAAGCCAACCTCTTGAAGCATGCCAATACGCTTGCCTTCAATATCTGCAATTAATTTTAAAGCGGTAGCTTTAATATTTAGTTGCCCTGCTTGGTCCGCATCCTCTACGGTCTTCCAGGCCTCTTTAATAAGCATGGCATAGTGTTGGTCTGCTCCAGAGATGGCTTCTTTTGCCCTCTCACGGGCCGTAGAATCGTTTCTAACGACCTGTTTCCACTCGTCTATATACTCTATAACCTCTGCCCGTTTAAAACCTGTTACAGCGGCAATCTGCGTAGGATTATTACCCTTAAGTAATTCCTCTACAACCTTATTCATGCGGTCATAATGATCCGCTAGTTCAATTTCCATATACCTAAATTATACCATGTTTTAGTTGACTAGGATTGGGACTTGGCTATTTTGAGCAAAACTAAGTAGCCAATTAAATCATCAATATCGTTGTCTCCTGGATAATCAGTACCCTTCATGAGCCTATTTAATTTATCATCAATACGTACATATAGCTGTTCTCTAGTTCCCGCCTTTGAAAATACACGAATAGGGTCAAGGGCTGAATTGCCATAAGACTTATTTTTATTTACAAGCATCTCTGCAATTTCAAGACATTCCCTAATAATTCTATTTCCAGCTGGTGCATCTGTAGCAAGCAGTTGTAAATCTGTTACCCATGTTTGAAAACCATGATCTCTATTTGGAAAGTCCACCATTTTTGCTCCTTAATAAGGCAAGGAAATGATCGCTTTCATTCCCATTCGGGTCTTTTGTGTATACAATAGACTCTATATTAAAATATTGTTCAACAATTGTCAATACCTTTGTATCAGTATCATCCATCCATGTGCGGCTGTGTAAAACTAATTTATCTGTATTTAATTCTGATAAATACTTATTTAATTCATCATCATGGATATGCTGAAATACTAGACTTGCCAATACCATATCAAACGAAATACCTTTAATCTTTTCCCAATTTGATGTATACACTATATTTTCTAGCTTATTTTCTTCTGGAACTAAATCAATCATATTTGGAAGATCAAAGGATATCACGTTATAGTACGTATTAGATAGTGCCACTGAGTTTCTTCCTACTCCGCATCCAAAATCTAATGCATATTGATTATGATGTTCCAGCCCTTTTGCTAAATCTATTACCTCTTCATATACAGGCATATCTTTAAATTGACCAGTATATCCAGTAAGAATTGCATCACCAGCAGTCGTTTTATTTAGACCCTCCCAAAAGCTTTTCATTTTCTAATCATCCCAAATTTTTCTAAATATCTCTGTATAGTCATAGCAGAGACCCCACATTCCGCCGCAATTTCTGTGACAGTCTTTTTCTGTACAACATACCTGCGATATAGCCATGTTTGGCTTTGATATAGTTTCATCGTTCTGTTAGCACCGTATTTGAATAATGGGCAATGCCGAATGCATCTGCCACGTCAAAATCATCTAGCTGCAGATTATATTTATTATTAAAGTAATCTACAGTTCTTTGTTTTCTAATCTGTCTCATTTTATTTTTATACCATGAGTCAGCATATCCTGGATTTTCAAATTTAAGTTTATCTTTTTCCATCTTAGTTGGATTTTTGTTTCCTATATGTGCCTGCCAAGATGTGGGTGATATTGTAATAACCTTAGCCCCAGTAGACATAAGCTCAGCAATAACAACTCCATATACATAAGAAAGTTTTATCACTGCATCTGGAGATCTTACAAGCACTGCACCTTCAATTGCAATATAATCTGCTTTTAATTCATCTAGCATGGCATGCATCTTCATCTTAGCGTCATATATTTTTTCATATATGTCTGAACCAGTAAACTCTATCTTTCCCCACTTTAAAGGCTTATTGTTATCCATGAGGCAGAATGCAACTGAGTTTGTAGATGCATCAATCCCTAAAACTCTATGCGCTTTAGTCTTTACTAGTTCAGCTAATTTCATTAATCATTCCTAACAACTTATTTCTATACTGCTCATTAACTGCTTTATTACATGATGAGCATAAATTAGAATCATTGTATCTGCTTAATTGTGAACCACATTTTTTACAACCACGCTTGGCTCCATTTCTAATAGCCTTCTTCTCATAATACTTTTCCATGATTCTTCTGTTTGTTGCAACACGGCAGCATTCATCTGTACAGTATTTTTGATTATGAGTCTTAGGCTCAAACTCTTTTGCACATTCTTTATTGGCGCAAATCACAGTTTGGGAACCTCGTAAGCTTCTATTTGAACAGTTCCTGTTTCTCCAGCCCAGCATTCCTTTTTAATAGGACATGACTTACATGTATATGAGGTTTTTAAAAATGGCCTCATAGGGATATCTCCATTACTATAATTGTCATATACCTCACATAACCATAAGAATAGACCTTCGATGATCTCTTTATTCCTGTCGTTCATTTGTACTGGAATTAAAAGTAATTCTTGAGTATTCTTATTCTCATATAAGAAAAAGGCTTCATCTATCTGCTTAAGCTTCATATATGTTAATAGCTGCAATAGGTGGTTAGAAGATGGAGACATCTCTGCCTGCCTAGTATCCCAAACTTCCTGCTTTGCTGTTTTAATTTCACCAAGGACTGGTTGGCCATCCCATTTAAAAACTAAATCAATGAATCCACGAATAGGTGGATATTCATTTTTAATTTCTATTTCTGTCTCAACATCTGATACTGGCATTCCTATTTTTTCAATCATGCCCTGTATTCTTTCATGTGCCTGAGTACCATATGCCATATTAGCAACTGCTTGTGCATCATTATTATCTATAAAGTATGCACCACTAAATGCCATATACCAATATCTAGGGCAATTGCCTTGACCATATCCAAATGAGCTTGGGCTAAATGATTTCTTTTGCATTTCCCCGTCAGCCCTCTTGGTAGCAAGGTAGGCGTCGTCTAGCATTTTGGCAAAACCTTTTACATCGAAGTTTCCATCATACTTTTTAAATTTTAAATTCTTAACAATTTCTCTAGCCATTATAACGAACGACATACTTGAGGGCATCCACAAGTTTATCTATCGACTCCTTTGCTGAATAATATACATTCTTCTTATTGTTATTTACAGTTCCCGCCTTGTCTTTAGCAATAGTAGAATATACTGCTGCAAGCATAGAAAACTTGGTTGACATAGCCTGAAGTTCTATAATAAGATTAGGTGCTTTTGCTGCAGGAACATCTGGATTCATTAACAATTTTACCACAATTGCAAGAGCCTTATCTAGATGCTCATCCTGCATAAACTCATGAAGATCATTAAACTCAGTTATATCACTGATTAGTTCTAGAGTGTTCTTGTCGCTCATTGTGTCTCCTTGTGTAATCTATAGCCCAAAGTCCTAGTGGGTATCCTACAATAAATCCAATCATTAATCCGAATAAAAATTGAATCATAGCAATTTACCAATCAGTCCATATCCCAACCATAATCCAACAATTCCCATTACTCCTGCAAATACTGGTGGGGCTGGAACTGGAAGCTTAAATAATGCAAAGACTGCCCCTACTCCTGCTCCAGTTAGAGTTGTTAATAATACTTCTTTCATTCTTCCCACTTTTCTATTAGTTGTTCCAGTAATGACCATTCGATTACTGCAAGCCTCGTCTTGCTATTGTCTTTGCCAAGGATGAGCTTGAGTACAGGATATTTATCCCGACTGACTTTAAAAGTATCTGTACAAACTTTAGCCCATATACTTTGTGAAATAGAGATTGATTTCTCATACTCTTTATAATCCACCACGAAAGATTTCCATTGTGCGTCACCTTTCTGATAATTACCACGTCCGCTATTTTTTTGCTGCTTTGCACCATCACGCTTTGCTTCTGATCTTTCCGACATTAATTAACCTTAACTTGATTTGAATGACCATTTGGACATTCCCAAGCTAGGATTAATGTAGTTGGATCCCAGAAAGCTTCCTGTGCATTTTCATTACACTTTGAGCATGGCTTTATCCCATGAATCTTTTCTAATTCAGATCTATGAATAAGCTCAGGCTTATGAAAAAATTCATTAAGATTTGGCATTAATTTCTCCTGATAACTTCTCTACTACTTCTGGATTATCACGAAGGTATTGCACAGCTTTCGCACGTCCCTGGAGCCGTTCCCCATCCACGGTGTACCAAGCACCACCTTTTTCCACGACTCCGCACATTTCTGCAACATCAAGAGTTTCTCCGACATGATCTACACCTAAGACCTCTCCTTGATAATAGAAATCATACTGCCCTGAGAGATTAGGGGGAGAGACTTTACTGTAATCAACAATCCAATTAACTGGACGTCCGACTCTTTGCTCAATAATCTTGTCGCCAACTTTAATACCAGCTTTAATAGCGTTTGCTTCAGCTTCCGAAGACCAGAGCTTGATAACAGTGGTAGAGAAGAACTTAACTGCCATTCCTCCTGTTGGAATGTGGGAAGCATGCATAGAGCCGAATTGATTTCTTTGCTGTGAGATAAGAACAAGTAGTGTGTTTTTGTTTGCATAATTTAACATCTTGACTGCGTGAGTCATATCCTTTGCTTCTGCTCCGATTTGCTTAGTATCTTGCAAATCTTTTAATTCATTTCCGTCTTTCTCAAAATATATAGCTGGTAGTAGGGCTGAGATAGAGTCAACTACAATTAAGTCTACGTCTGCTTCCATAAGCTTTGTAGCAACATCAACCATATCATTAACTGTTTTAGCAGGAGAGTAAATTAATTTTTCTGAATCTACTCCAAGCATTTCTGCCCATTTAGGATCATATGATGCCTCTGCATCAATCCATGCACAAGTCTTTCCTTCTTTTTGTGCCTTAGCTATCATCTGTAGGCAGAAAGAAGATTTACCAGCAGATTTGTTTCCCCAAATAAGAACTTGACGGCCATATGGCAACCCGCCCTTAAGAGCAAGATTTAAGCCTATGCTAGGAGTTTCTTGTTTATGAACTTGCACTGCATTTGCTGATTGAACTCTTGCTCTTGTTTTTGGATCTAGTTTTGCTAATACTTCATCTATTACAACTGTCATTATTTATCTTTCTTCTCTCTACCATTATATCATTTAGAATAGGTTTCCGTGAAGCTTTGGACGCTCCTTATTTATATTAATTTTCTTCTCTAAAATTTCATCAAGGCTGTGTAGTACAGACTCTTCATTTCTCATTGCTGCATAAATATCTAGCAGTCTAATAATTACATCTGCCATTTCTTCCACAACCTTTTCGGATCCATGAGATTTTCTAATTGCTTCAAGGACTTCGGTTACTTCTGAATGCACGAGTGCTAATTTATTACCAACCTTGTCATGCGTATACTCTCCGTCCCAAAAACCTTTTTCAATAGCAGTTTCATGAAGAATTGCTGCTAATGCATCAAGGCCGTGTTCTGTAACGATTTCTTTATACTTCATCTCTATCTCTCAAACTAAATGTAAATGATGGAGGTTCTTCATCATAACTAATTACCAATTCTTTATCGATGTTGGCTGCATCTAAAAATGTTAAAGTAGGCACTGTGACCTTACCTTGATCTGCCAGTATTGATATTAATACCTGATTAATACTAACCGATTTAATGATACCTTCAATATCTTCTGTCATGCTATCTCCTTAACGTTTAGAGTACCGTCATCTAGCTGTGACAGCTTAACTCTACATTTCATTCCTTCCCGCATTTTTGCGAGAGCAAATTTATACATTGTTGGGAATGCAATTGCACGAGTAAGATTTTTATCTTTATCCGTCATGACGATATGGGCCATCATCTTCCCAGCTTTAGTTTTATATGGTGTAAAGTTTACCACAAAGTACTCGTCCTCGGCAAGGTCATACTGCTTCCTATATAAATAATCTACAAACAAATCATTTGATTTAGGGTCTATATCAGAAACCTTAATATATGTTGCTATTCGATTATCACCAACTAATATAAAGTACATTTGATTTTGTTCAATAGGAGTTTGTTCATTATGGAATAAACCAATAGAACCAGTTTCATCTACCAATTCAACTCGTGCCCACCCATTTCCACGCTTAATACTTTTAACCATACCAAACATTACGAATGATCCTAGCTCGTCAAATTCTTCAATTGGTCTAGCCTGTGCTTTAATGCGTGGAGGCAAATCTAAATTAAATGTAGGAATACCTAGATACTCATAGTAATTATCTTTTTCATTCCCTGATCTTGGGTTATCTTCAAATGCAGCTCCACCGATTGAATTTAATGCTGCGATGGCTCTACTATTAATACCGCTACCCTTTTTAGAAGCTTTATCAATTAAATCTTTGTAATTAGAATATGGCCTCTTATCAATAATTTTATTTGCAATGCTATCTGAAATAAATTTTACTTCTGCCAATCCAAATACAATTGCATCTCCCTTTAATGAGAAATAAACATCAGATTCATTTACATGCGGCAACCTAACCTTTAGGCCTAGTCGTTTTGCTTCAATGAGGTATTCTGTTCTGGTGTCTTTGTTTCCCTCATTTCTAAGTAATGAAAACATAAATTCAAGAGGATAATAAAACTTAAGCCAAGCGGTATGATAAGAAAGCATAGAATAAGCAACGGCGTGAGAACGATTGAACGAATACCCCGCATGGGCTTCGAAGTCGTGCCAAAGATGTTGCGCCTCTTTTTTAGAAATGTGTTTCTCAGCTCCAGCAATAAATTGATCCTTGAACTGGTCGAACTCTTTTGCATCTTTTTTCTTTCCAATAATCTTACGGACTTTATCAGCCTCAGACCATGTCATTCCGCCCAAGTGTACGCATGCTTGCATAACTTGTTCTTGATAAATAATAACACCATATGTATTTTCTGTAAATGGTTGCATGATTGAATGAACATATTTGGTTGCTTCATTGCCATGCTTACGATTAATATATGAAGCACCAACAGTATTCATTGCTCCTGGACGAACAAGAGCATTTGATGCTGCAAGATCTTCGAACGTGCTCACACCCATCTTCATTAGAAGGTTTGTATATGGAGTTGCTTCAGCCTGAAACACACCTTTTGTATATCCTTCGCTAAGCATTGAATAGACATTTTTATCGTCTAAAGGAATTTTAGAAAGATCAATTGACTTACCATGTCTATCTTTAATTGATTGTAATGTATCTGAAATAACAGATAAGGTCTTTAGGCCTAAAGCATCTAGCTTTATCAGACCAATATCTGCTACGGTATCCATGTCATACGCTACAACTGGAATTCTTCCAGAAACTTTATCATTAGCATCTTCACGAGATTCTACTGGTGCATACTTTCTAATATCATCTTTAGCTACAACAACACCAGCAGCGTGAACTCCGACAGATCTAATTTTTCCACGCAATCTTTCCGCCAGCCATGTTACTTCAGGGTACTTAGCTCTAAACTCTTTTGTATTTGGAGATTCAATAAAGTCTTCAAATGTATCTACAGATTTCAATGCTTTATTTACTTCACCAAGTGGGACCATAAATACACGAGCAGCATCACGAACTACACCCTTATCTTTAAAATAAGTAAATGTAGAAATAGATGCAACATGCTTAAACTTCTTCTTTAAATAATCCTTAACTTCCTTGCGACGACGATCTTCAAAGTCTGTGTCGATATCTGGAAAGTCATTACGCTCTGGATTGATAAATCGGAAAAACAACAAATCATATTTAATTGGATCCACGTCTGTAATTCCAAGCGTGTAGCAAACTAATGAGCCTGCTGCAGAACCACGACCAGGCCCTACCTTAATATTATTTTGTTTAGCCCAATTAATCATATCTGCAACGACCAAGAAATAAGAAGCAAACTTTTTATCTTTAATAACTTGAAGCTCTTCTTCTAGACGTGCTCTATAGACAGGATCTAAGGCCTTCTGAAGGCTGTCTAAGCCAGTTTCAGCCAGCTCTCTAAGCTTCTTATCAGCATTAGTCTTAGGCACTGGAAGCAGGTCTAGGCCCTGATAAAAGTCATATTCTCCAATTTTATTCTCTATCTCTAGGGTATTATCAAATATATCAGTTCTATTAATTCCAGCTTCTTTAAAGTCAGCCTCAATTTCCTGGCGTGTCTGAATAAATAGATTATAGTCTTGAAATGATATTCTGCGATCAGGATATAAGTAGTTAAATCTATCTAACATATCCTTCATATTACGAGACATTTCAAAGTCTGCGTCTTTATCTGCTTTTGGAGATGTAGACAGAATAAGCATTGCTTCTTCCAATATACGGTCTTCGCCTTTAGCAAAGTGGGCATCTCCTGTTGCCACCGCCTTAATTTTTAATTCATCTGCAAGCTCTAATAGCTTTTCGTTTATTTCTTTCGGGTTATGGGATTGTACTTCCACATAAAAATCTTCGCCAAAAGTTTGTTTAAAGTCTTTGAGTACAAGTTTTGCTTCTGAGAATTCCTGGCGTTCAATAGCTTTACTAATAAGGCCATTAAGACATCCGCTAAGTACAATGATACCTTCTGCATATTCTTTTAAAATCTCTCTATCAATACGTGGCTTATGATAAAAGCCTTCGTTCCATGCTAATTCTTGTAATGAATGTATATTGCTTAATCCCTTTTGGTTTTTTGCTAAAAGGATAATATGATTATAAGCCTGAATGCTTTTATCTGTTTTGGATGAACGATCAAATCTGTCTGTCGGGGAGATGTATGCCTCAACTCCTAGAATTGGCTTAATTCCAATTTCTTTACATGCCTTTTGCATGTCACGGTGTGAAGATAATGTTCCATGGTCTGTAATTGCTAATGCAGTTTGTCCCGCATCTTTTGCTGCTTGTGCAAGTTCGGCAGGAGAGTTAAGGCCATCCATAAGGGAATAATATGAATGAACATGTAAGTGTGTGAATGACATTAACTCTCCGCCTTTAACTTGATATTACCAGTCTAGATTGCTACTAGTTGCTGAATCTGACTCTGAATTGCCACCTTCTCCATTAAAGAAAGCTTCTTGTTCTGTATATGGAAGATCACGCACTGCTGACTCTTCAAGCTTATATAGCTCAAGTGCTGATGAATCAAATGGTGATTCGTCCTTTGCAAGAGGGATGATTGTGTAACTTGTATCCGTCTTTGTGCCTGTTCGCTTAATACGCCACATCAAGTTGGTAATTGAACCCATTTCGCCTGCGTATTCAATTAGGGTTGGAGTAACTGTCTTACCGCTTGAACCCTGTGAAAGAATTGCTACATATGGCTCTTCCTTACCATCATCAACTAGCACATTGATATAGAGACGTGTACGACCCTTCCAACCTGCCTTATAATCCTTACGATGTTGCTCACAACCATAGCACTTGCCCTGATCATCCATTGAGCATAGCGCCTTACGGCGATAATCTTTTGGATTTGTATGTTCGACTGCAATAAAGCCCAGTCCAAGCTTGTCATTATATGTTGGTGAATCTGGATCTAGTTCCTGAAGGAAGCGAATCTTTACACTCTCTCCATCTTCTAGCTTAACCCAGCGACCCTTGCTACTATCTGAACTTGATTGTGGCTTATCCATAACTGCGCTTAAGCCTTTTAGTCCTTTAACGATACCCATTTATATTTCTCCTTTGTAGTTGACGGTATAGATCCGTCTGTTTTTTCATTATATCATGGATTCCAGGTTCTGTATTCTATATCGGATACAGCACCTTTAATACATGTGGCAATTTCCTCGTCGGTCATGTCACCTGCATCTTTTGCATTGTTAGGATATATCTTACCATAACTATGCGAAGCCCACAAGATGTCTTTATTACGAAGTTTATTAGCAATATTCATTCCTAATTCCCGCCCAGCTTGGTCAGCATCAGTCATTATTACTATTCGAGTAAAGTATCTATTGAGCAAATTTAAATTGTCGTGTGATATATGTCCACCAAGCGTAGCCACAACATTTGGGAATCCAGCCTGATGCACACGAATAGCATCAAATGTTGACTCCACAATAATAACCTGATTACCAATTTTCTTGGCACGATGAATATTAAACATTGTTTTACTGCGTGGCAAATTAGTACTGTTCTTAAACTTCTTTTCTGATATTGATCTGCCAACTAATCCTACAGGAACTCCGTCTGGACTATGAACTGGAACAATTACCATACCCATATTGGCAGAATATCCTAATTTAAAATAATGCATTGCTTCATCTTGAATTCCACGATGTCTAAAATATTCTTGAGCATGTGGATTTGAGCCTAGATTATTATATAAGTCATCTAAAGTCTGCTGTGGAAATTCTACAAACTCTGGCTTTTCTTCAAACATGTCCTTTAGTACTTCATCAAAGTTTTCTATAGATTCCGCCTCACGAGCAGCAATATATCTGATTGCCTCAAACTCATTCTTATCTAGTATCTTTTTAACTAGCTCTGCTAATGTGCCAGACTCACCACAAGAAGGATTGAAACAAATGTATGCGCCTTTTTCACGACTTACGCTAAAGCTTGATGTATTTCTATTTGCATGAAATGGGCAGTAGCATAAAAAGTCATTGCCTGTCTCTCCAACAATTTCAATGCCAAGCTCTCTAATTACCGACTTAACATGTGCTGGGGAGTAGACCGTTGTATCAACTTTCCGTTTGTCCAGCCCTCGTATTGCCATGACTTCTTCTTTCCTACATATACACCATGGATAGTCATTAAGAACTTCCATGTCTCGCCTGTGAATTCTACCGAAAATGCTGGGTCTATGTCAAGTACTCTAACATATCCCTTTGATCTCATATCTTGAGTTAGTAGGCTTTCATACTGAGCTCTGATTCTAATCATATCTGAATCATCTAAAAACTCTACACGAATCTGAAATCTTTTAATTGTTTTGTGAGTCATTCTTCATATCTGGAAGATTTTCATAGATAGGACTAATAACACCACGATTAATATCCCAGTCAAGGTAGAAATCAAACTCGTGACCATGACGATTCTTTCGGCTAACAACTTCAATCATATTGGTTCCTGGATATCTGTGAATAGCCATAGCCATATCAGCATCATACTCAATAGCCTTTGACCATGCTACCTGTGACATCATAGGTGGCTCATCTTGGTCCGATATATCGTCTGCCGTTGCTGCAGTAATATCAATTACTGGAATATTGTTTGCTACCGCCAAAAGTTTGAACTCACGAGAAATATTTCTATTACGCTCAACTTCTGAATTGCTTCGCTTATTATCATTAAACAACTGATGATAATCAAGGATAACTAAGTCTGGTTTATGTTGGTCAATCTTACCCTGAACTGTTGCAGGTGTAACTTCTGCTGTACCTTCATTAGAGATAAGAATAAAACTATTCTTACCCTCAAACTTTTTCTTACCCCAAGACTTGAATGTATCAATATCAATATCACCCTTAGAAAGATCACTAGCTTTAAACAAACCTGAACCAAGCATTGTGTAAATACGGTCACGCATATTTTCTGGAGACATTTCAAGAGAGATGATCATTGGCTTGAATCCCTGCTCCCATGCCTTGCATGCAAGATAAGAGGTGAACCATGTCTTACCACGTCCTGGCCAACCAATAGCAACAATTAAATGTCCTGGAGCCATACCTGTAGGATATGCTTTATCAATTGCATCAAAGCCAGTCAAAATTCCTGGACTTCCGCCCATAGCAGCAGAACGCTCTTTAACTGAAAGGAAATGGTTTTCTGCTGACTCTAAGTCTGTAACATCTACGTCACGAACATTATTTGTGAACTTAGAAAGGCTGGCTAATTGAGACTGCAAGTTAGCAAGAACTCTTGCTGCTGCATCTTCTTTAAGCGCAGAGCCAGATTGAATGATTACAGACTTTAGTCTATTAGTAAGATATTCATTCTTTAGTTTATCTAAATAATATCCAGTTTCAGCTTTTGTTTCAACTGGCTCAAAGTCTTTATGACGCTCCATAAGTACGCCAACTTCTGGTACTGCTTTAAACTTATAGTAGTACGTCTTGAGGCTATTCCAAATATCTCCATGAGATGTAAATATATCATCAACATTATCTGCAAGTAGCGTACTGATATCTTTATTCTTGCATACTGCTGAGATCAACTCTGCTTCTGTATTCATTCTTCGCCTTCCACCATTTTCTTTGTAGCCTCTCGCAATATACGACGGTTTTCTTTATCTTTATCAATCTCATTCTTCAAAAAATCTATACGGTCAAAATTATAGAAAAAGAAGTTGAGTGGATGCCCAGATTTACTAGTTCTAAAATAATATACTAATAGTTCTTTAGCACGTTCAAATCCTACACTATCTATGACATCTTGCATAGCCCACTTCTCACGAAACTTATTAAGACGTGGCTTCTTATTATACTTTTCCTTATACAAGGATTCGTATAGCCCAATTAGAATATAGGGCTCTTTCTCATTTGCCACTCTTTAGTTCCTCTTCAACTTCACGAGTCTTCTGGATTAACTTTTCTTCAACAAATTTATACACACGTTCTGTTGCTGTATCAGCATTCTCTCCATCACGAACCCAATCCTCTATGCCAATACCAATTTTAATACTCTCATAGTTTCCTAGATTACGTGTAAATGATAGATCAACCTTGACCTTAGTTTCCATTATTCCGCCTTCCATACAGGTATAAACTCTCCGTCATTGCTCTTAGTATACAATATCATATTGTGTTTGAGAAGAGCCTTTAGCTCTGCTCTTGTAGGTAAATCTCTTAAATAACCTTGATCTAATATAAACTGATGAATGTCCAAAATGTCCGATTCGCTCATCATAAATTTAAACCAAGTACTGTCTGGATTACTAATTGGATATACCTTTTGAGGCTCTTTTATTTTGCCTGCCAAAATATATTCTTCTATAGTTACCTTATGTCTATTTAAAAACTTACCAGCATCTTTAAGGGTATATGCATTTTCCATATTCTTTTCTACAAGAGAATAGGGGTACAGCACACGCTTTTTGTCTGGATAACACCATGCAATCATTTCATCTCTAGCACGAGCAGATTTAATTACCTTGTGTATTTTCCCATTTAAAAAGAAATACTGTAGCTTTTTGCGTGTTCGCTGTCTTTTTTGTCTAGCCATCGCCCAAAAGAACTTGTTTCTTTATTGATCATCCAACGCTTTCCGCATAGGATGCAAAACAACTCAACATGAAGTTTTTGTGAAAATACTCTATCAATAAATACTCTGCCACTGCATCTTTGACATTTCATCATAGCTTAAACACCTTGCCATCTACCACACAGGAGTAATCAGGAGCCACATGAATCATTTGAATATGTGGATAATCATTTACAATGTGAGCAATCGCAAAGCCCTTCTGCCAATCGTGGTGCTGAGTATATTTCATTCCTGGACCCTTTTCGTCACACATATGACCAATTTCATATCCACGCAGGGTTTCTCCTTCACCATTATTACGTAATTCATAAGTAACTAAATGGGAAGCAATTCTGTGTGAGTGACCACGGATTAATGAAACCTGTAGATCTTCCATATCTTTACGAACAGATCCAGTTGCTGCAATTGAAATTCCATGATGAACATGCACATCTCCAAAACGGCGCTTAGGCAATGAGTCATAATAAATATATTCATAACCTAAAGAATCTAATGACCATAGCGATTCTGGAGTTACATCTTTTGCATAATCTGGGAGCTTCTTATCGATATACTCAAATATTCTAATGTCATGATTTCCAAGAGCTGAGAACAGCTGGGCATCTGGCAGCATCTCACGAGTCTTTGCATAAAAATCTCTTGCACCCTTTGCTTCATGTCGCATCATAGGAACAATGAGATCACGGCTATCATCCTTATGTAATTGCATAAATTCAGCAGATCTGCCTTCAGTATACTTGCTATAGCATGCCTGATCATCGGTGTCGCCAAGGTAGTCAACAACATCTGGCTTAAACCACTTCATTACCTTAAACCATAGTTCGATCATCTTATCGTCTTGGTATGGGAACTGCTGATCGGATGACAGCATCCATTTTAAATCATTTGTCATTTAAATCCTCATGTAAAAAAAGTCACGGGGTCGTGACTTGGTTATCTTAAAATTGTAGCATATAAATGCTGGTTGTCAATACTACTTATTACCGCAGATTGCTATCCAAGAAAATCTCAACTTCTGTGTTCCAGTAGTTCCGTTATGTACTTTTACTACACATCCAGTACTTGTAGGGGTTCCGCTTATATGCCATGTAATTCCCTTAAGGCTTCCAGAACTTTTAATTGGAGTTACGGAAACTGATATTGGACTAGACTTAAGTCCACTAAATATAATTGTTTCTGTCTGCTCTCCATTAGGAGGAACTTCAATTGCTGTTCCTGTTATGCCACCAACAATTTGGCTTTGTGCAATTGTCTGATTTGTACTAGCATCAATATTAATTGTAGAGCTTCCTATTTGTGGAATACTTGCTCTAAGGTTGTTAATAGATGTTTCTAATGCCTGCAATTTTGCTGCATCTAAGGGTGTACCATCATCAAATGCCATTAAAGTATTTCTCCTATATCGTGTGCTTTTATTTCCGCCTCAGATACTTCTATTAGATTAGATCTATCTAGACCATACTTAGTAAATATATCTGGGTCTACAATATGCCTAAGCTTATTTTGCGACACTAAATACATTTTACCATCTGCTATGTTCTTGATCAAGGATCCGTCTCTGAAGCCTAATTTGCCTACTAATTTAGTACCAGACAATGCCGTCTCAGTTGCTTTAACAGTTGTAAAGCTCCAAGACTTAGTTGCCCGTTCAGAAATTAATCTATACCGTTTGCCATCCTTGATCCAATAAGTTGCCTTGTCAGTCTGGACGGCAATGCCTGATGGGAAATTAGTTGGTTGTGATACTATCGAGATGCTGCTGGTATTCTTGAACAGCTTCATCTTTCCCCTGCTTCTCTTCAATAAGCTTTGTAATTTCTGCCCGTAATACTGCAATTTGAGTTTCATAATTAGATACAATTTCTCCAATACGTTGCTGTAGGGCGGTAATAATTAGCTCCGCTTTATCTGCCATCTGATTTCCTATTCTGTTAAGGCGTTAACGATAGCAAGCTCTTCATTTAGGGCTGCTAACTGATCATCAACTTCTGCAATGCCTGCATTTATAACAGATACAGATTCTGAAGATGGTGTAGATTTTGCATTCTCTACAATTAAATCTAATTCAAGACTGTACTTCTTGTACTCTAGACCTCTAGATCTAGAATCAATTAGTTGTATCTTATCGTTTTTTGATAGTGTGCTCATGTTTCCTCCTTATATATTATATCATTTAGGCCTGATTAGTCAAGGCTTCTTTTTCGTTATTTAAGATATTTAGCCTTAACTCTATATCATGAACATATTGAATATTCATGTTTATTTTGAGCTGATCGCCAAGCTCTTCTAAGAATGATTGAGCTGCATTACTATTAATTAGCTCAGCTTCCCAGAATTCTATATTCTGATTAATAAATTCTATTT